GCAACTAACACTTTTCTAAGTGTTTTTTTATTTAGTTAATCAAACAAACGGATAAATTCCGAAAAAAGACCAAATGTTGGGGGAACAAAATGGAATTTTTAATATTAGGAATATTTATAGGCTTTATATTCCGGACAATAAAAAGTAGGTGATTAATATTACTAAAGAACAATTTGTAAAAAGAATTCAGTTAATACAAAACTTTCATTCAGAACAAGAAACGTTAGGAGTTCTAATTGATAAAATTACTGACGGTTATCCGATAGTAACTATTGGTGATTATTTAGTAGCAGAAATGATTGACATGATAGAAGAAAATTTAGACCATAAAGATATGTTGGAATGGTGGCTATATGAGGATGTTGAAAAGATAATCTATAATCTTGACAATACTGTATTTGCAGATGTAACAAAATTAGAAGATTTATATGATTATTTAGTAAATAATGATTAAAGTAGGTGATTCCTTTGGATATCATACCAATAGAAGTTAAGAAAAAATGTGTTGAAATGGCTAAGAGTGGTAAAACAACAAGAGAAGTCTACGCCGAGTATTACAGCAAACATCACGACTTGTCCTTTGAAAGCTTTAAAAGGCAGTTAAAAAGGTGGAAGAAAAAAGTACAAGTTGATGATGAAATACTTGAAACAGGAAATCTTTCATACGGCTTTACTCCCCATGCGACAACAGTTCAAATAGATAAAAACGGTGAAATAGTTCAATCATGGATTAAGTCAAAGGCGGAAGATAGATTATATCTTGAGATTATAGAAAATATTAAAAATCTTCCTGAATTTAAGCCTATTCCGAAACGTGACAAGAAACTTGTCGACAGAATGTTAGAAATAAATTTTGCGGATATGCACTTTGGAGTAGCTGCCTTTGAAGATTACATAGAAACCTTGCAAGATACTATTGAAATTATTGAAACACATCAATATAAGGAAATCAATATAATTATCGGTGACGATTTATTACACGCAGACAACTTCGGAGGGCAGACAAGCAACGGCACATATTTAGGCGAGTTTGATATTGTAAAAGCATATAACGATACATTAAGATTTTACTTTGCAATAATGGAAAAAGCGTTAGAGTGCAGCGAGAGAGTAAGAGTAATTTATTCTTTAGGCAATCATTCGGCTACCCTGTCGTGGACAATAGTACAAGTCCTAAAAGTAAAGTTCCCACAAGCTGAATATGACGATTCTATTGACGATTTAAGAAAAGTTATTACCTTTGGCAATATATTTATTGGCTTTACTCATGGCGATACCATTAAAAGCAATTTGAGAGACATTAAAGATTTATTTGTTGAAGAAAATACAATGGCATATGCAAAAGCTAAAATCAAGGAAATTCATGTATCACATCTACACTTGCAAAAGGAAACCGGGGATATAAACGGCTGCGTAGTTAGAAGATTATCAACAAAGGTTCCTGCTGATAAATGGAGTAAGAAACATGGTTTTACATCGGCAGTTAAAAGATTTATGTTGTTTGAGTATAGTTCGGACAAGCTATTATCAATACATTACGTTTAGAAGTTAGGGTACTTTGCAAAATATAATTACAAGGAGCTGAAGTCTTGGATGACTTATTCATCAAAGATTGCGGAAGTTATTTCACAATATCAAATCTAAATGGAGAACATGAAAATCATTGCCACATTAACAATAAAAAGAGTGCTGAATTATTCAAGAAGCAAGTTGAACGAAAGATAGTGCCAAGAGGAAGTTATTTCAGAAGTTGTGCATTAAGGGTAACGATTGATGAAAATTATAAAGAAAAAATCCTGATAAAAGCAGCAAAAGATAAACAGAAACAACTATACAAAAATATCAACAAGGGTGTGAGAGTATGACTATTGGCGAATATATACAAGAAAAAGACAAAGAAATTTATAAAAAACTAACGAAACTGACTAAACCCAAAATACCATTGGGTGATAAAATAGAAAATCTAATGTACCACGATTCTTATAAAAGAGTAAACCGAAGAATACGACAACGGTAATATCTTATCCGAGGCAAGAATTGCGACAGCCTACCTCCACTGTCCTATCTTGCCTTTTAAAGTAGGTGATAGCTATTGATAAATTAACAGAACAACAACAACTTGCCATAGCAGCAAGACAAGAGTTGGCAAGGAGAGAGTTAGAACGTAGGAAGATAAAGAATGATTTAAAATATTTCATACACAATTACGTCTACATTGAAAACAAAGATGGTAAAACACCCGAAGAACGTTCTATCTTGTTTAAATTATTTCCCGAACAGTTAAGAGCATTAGACGAAATGATTAAACATAAACTTAACATTGTCATTAAAGCAAGGCAGTTAGGTATTACATGGCTAATAATTTCATACGCTTTACATGAATGTTTTGCTATACAACAGTTTACAGTAGCAATACTTTCACAAACAGAAGATTACATGAAAGAAGCAATAGACAGGTTTGAATATATACTCATTCGTTTGCCTAAATGGTTTATACAAGAGAAAAGCAAAGAAACGGAGTCTATTGCAAATCTTTTTTTATACGAGAAAAAATCAGCAGGAATAACAATATATCACCCTGTAAACGAACAAGGAATAAGAGTTGAAAGTCATATAAAAGGACTTGTATCAACTGAACGAGCAGGACAATCATTAACCGTTGACTTGCTATTATTTGACGAGTGGGCGAGACACGATAACGCAGAAGCAGTATTCTCTGCTGCATATCCTACAATTAATAGACCGGATAGCGGTAAGTTTATAGGAGTATCGACAAACGAGAGAGGTTCGTATTTTGAAGAAATAGTAACAGATTGCTTAGATTCAAACGAATTTGGCTTTCATTTAATATTCCTATCTTGGAACGCAGACCCACGAAGAACAAAGGAATGGCACGAACAAACTAAGAAAACATTAAAAAATACATGGATGTTAAACTATCCAGAGAAAATAGAGGATGCGTTATCAGCAGGAGAAATGACAGCATTTCCAGAGTTTTCAAGAGAAATCCATGTATGTGACCCGTTTCCAATTCCTGACCATTGGATTAAGTGGGGAAGTGTTGACAACGGATTAGGAGGCGTTCGTGACCCTTATTGTTGGTTTAAAGCAGCAATTAGCGAAGATGGAACAACTTACCTTTATTACGAATACACTTGCGAAAAAGGAAAGGGAGATATTGTTTATTATTCAGACCAAGCAAAAAAGTTTATGGAGGATTGCTTAATTGACTTAACAGAAGAAGGAAAACAAGAAATTGAGGGCTTGCACTTAGGATATAACACTGATTCATTAGAATTTACAACTAAAGAAAATTTACAATATGTAGTATTTGGGTTAGATGCCTTCAATAAAGATACAGCAAAAGGCACGGGTAAAAGTTTAATGGATATTTACAGAGAAGCAGGGTTTAATTATCCAACAGTAAGAGCAAACACAGACAGAAAGTTAGGAAAAGACATAATACATGAGTATTTAAAACCATATCCTAACGGAATTGACGGTAAAAAGACAGCTAAACTACAAATATTCAGCACTTGTAATTTTGTTATAAAGCACTTACCTAAGCTAACAGTAGACCCTAACAACCCTGATGTAATAGCAGGAAATTCAGCAATAGATAATACAGCAGACGCATTAAAATATTTACTCATAGGAAGTCCAAGACACAATACAAAACCAATAGAACAACCTGAAAATATCATACAAAGGCACAAGCGTGAGAAAATAAAAAGACTTAAAAAAGGAAGAAGAAAAGGAATAATTAATTAGGAGGGATTTAATGTTTGGAGTAACAAATGTGTCGAATAGACACTGTTCAGCAGTAGGTTGTAAGAAAAATGCAACATATATAATAGGCAACACAAAATATAAGTACAACCTTAAAAATTTATTTGTATGCGGAGAGCATTTAAAGGTTGTCTATGATGAACTCAAGCAAATGTACGGTGAGCCATTTAAACCTACCGTAGACGAACTAAATAGCGAAAGTGGTATAAACGGTCAAGAGTTATTAAAAGATTACGTTAAACTCGTTTACGAGGCTAATGGAATGTTATCTAAAGCAAAGTTAATTGAATTTTGTAAAGACAACGGAATTGAAGTACCCGAAGAAGCTAACATGAAAAAAATAATGGAATGTATACTGCCAGAATTGGAGGAAGTATGAATATACCCGGAGTAGTTAGAATAGGAAGTTGTTATTATGATGTAGAATTTACTAACGACACTTTAACGGTAGACGGTAGAGAGGTAATGGGAGTTATTGAATATTACAATCATGTAATAAGAATAAAAATGGGAATGGGCGACGTTCAGCAACAAGAACAAACATTCTTACATGAAGTAGTTCATGGCATAACAAGAGATAGAGGAATGGAATTAGGAGACCAAGAAGAAACGATAGTTGATGAAATTTCAAAAGGATTGCACCAAGTAATATTAGACAATCCAAGAATGTTTATAACCGAAAAAGAGATTGAATTTGAGGGAGAAGGTGAGGAAGAATGAATTTACCAAGAGCAGGAGTAAGGTCTGATTTTAGACGATTTGAAGAATTGCATGATAAATGTGATAAAGTTGATACAGCTTTAACAGCTTTTAAATTAAGTTCAACACTTCAATTAGGCGATTTACAAAGATTAGAAACAAAAGCAACAAATTTAGTGGATGCAATAAATGAGTTATTAATGCAGATAAAAGAAAAAACTTCTTATGGAGTTGTATCAGGTTTAACAGTAACAGCACAAGACGAACCAGACATGTCTGTAAATGTGTCAAGTGGCATAATTTATATGCAAGACGGTGAAAGATTTGAAGTAGAAGCCGCTGCAATGAATGTTGTAGCAGCAGACGCAGAAAACCCAAGAATAGATATTATCTATATCAATGGGATAGGCGTAGTAAGTTATTATCCGGGAACAGCGGCGGTAGAACCGAAAGCACCCGAAACACCATCAAGCAGTCAATTATTAGCAGAAATAGCAGTAGCGAAAAATGCAATAAAAATAGAAACAGAAAACATAACAGATAAAAGAAAACTAATAGTAAGTTAAGAAAGGAGAAAGAAAAATGGCAGTAAATTCATGCTATAAAAGATTTGATGATTTAGAAAAATACGCGGTAAGAGGTTTTAAATTAGCCGCAGTACCACAGGAATTAACAGCAACCGATAGAGGAAAATTATTCTTTATTGAAGGTGGAGCATCAGCAGCAGACGAAGTATATGTTTGTATAAAAAAAGATAATGGTGATTTGGCACTTAAAAAAGTAACATTATCATAAAAGACTAACAAACAAAGTTAGTTTTTTTAAAGGAGGAAATTATGGCAGTAGAAGTAGTTGAAACCAAAGGACTTTGGAAAAAACTTCAAGGCGTAACAACGGATAATAAACCAGTTGACGATATAAACGGAACATTAAGAATAGGAAATGGAAGCGAATTTTACGAACTTGACACTAAAAAAACTTTCATATATTCAATAGGAAATGCAGACCAAACAAGCTCGCATTGGTGGGAAAAGTAGGTGATTAAGTGGAAACTTATGGGAACGACTCAAAGAACTTAAAAATGACAAGAGGTGATACTGCTAATATTTCCGTAGAAGGATTAACGCTGGTAGCAGGAGACGAAGTTAAATTTACAGTAAAAGAAAATGTGCACGCAACAACAAAGATAATTGAGAAAACAGTTGTTAATTTTAACAACGGGAACGGAATTATAAGCATAGAACCAGATGACACTAAAAGTTTAAACTATAAAAACTATATATACGACATTCAAGTAACAAGAGCAGACGGAACAGTTTATACGGTTGTAAAACCACATGAATTTAAAATAGAAAGCGAAGTAACATTTTAGCACTTAAACGAAAAGCGAATTTTAACGCTTTTTTTATGTGAAATTTTAAAAAATAAAAGGAGAATAAAATTATGGCAACATTAGTTTTAGGAACAGCAACAGCAAACAGTTTATTAGACGCAATATTTAATCAGACAAACTACACAGCACCAACAGCAATTTATGTAAGTTTACACTCATCCGACCCAGGAGCAACAGGAGCAGGGGAAATAACAGCAGGTGGAAACGCATACGCAAGACAGGCAGCAACCACGGCATTTGGGGCAGCTAGCGCAAAAGCAGTAGATTCGACAGCAGACTTGACTTGGACAAATATGCCGAGTGTAACAGTCAGTCATGTTGGCATTTGGACAGCAGATACAGCAGGAACTTATCTTGGCGGCGGTGCATTGACAGCTTCCAAAACAGTCAGCGCTGGAGATACATTCAAAATAGCAAGTGGAAGTTTTGATGTATCATTAAGTTAGGAGGGATAGAAATATCCCCTTTTTAAAGGAGGTAAATTTATGAGCATGAAAGAAGAAGAAATATTGCTTACAGCAGAAGAAATTGCAAAGAATGAAATAATAAAAGCAAGTGACGCAGAACAAGTTATTTGTAAAAAACTTAGTGAATTTGGCGAGCCAATCATATATATTGTTTATCGTTCAAAGTTACAGAATAGACAAGTGGCTGAAATACCAGAATATTCCGAAGTTAGACGAGGCGGGCAATTAGTAGGGTATGGCAGACAAGGCGAAAAATTACAAATACAAAATTATGGTACAGAAAACGAAAGCACATTAAGTAAAAGGGCGTGATAAAATATGACAACATATTACGTTTCCGCTCAGCGTGGTAATGATTCAACGAATAACGGTACAAGTAACAATACGCCTTATGCTACTATTACAAAGGCTGTTTCGATGGTTGCGGCAGGAGATACGGTATATATAGGTAGTGGAACATACAGGGAAACTGTTTCATTAGTAACATCGGGAACAGAAGTTAATCCTATTAAATGGATTCCAGACGGAAATAGTAAATATCTTACAAGCGATAACAAGGGAATTGTCAGAATAACAAAAGCAGGAACAGATGAAGTTCCAGTAACAAGTGCCAGAGTCATTTATTT